GTCGCTATCCGCGCCGCCGTTGACGACCATTGGCGCGTGCCGGCGCGCTCGTGGTGGCCGAGGTCAATGTCAAAATCGCCCATATTTAATATCATCTCATGCTCGTACGCCACCGCGCCGATGCGCTGGGCGACAATTGACTCATTGCTGCCGTTTTCGCCGACGTGCGCCGCCGTCCCCCGGCACATATACAATCCAGCCGTTGCCATGTTAGCGAGCGGCGTTAGTATCTCGGCAGCCATATTAATCTGGTCGGTCGCGTTGGGGAGGGCTTGAGTCGTCTGATGGTGGACGCCATCAATCACATCGCCGATGTGGACAACGAGTATTTTATGTTTGCGCCCCGCCTGCTGCTTGACATGCGCGATGTATGCGCCCCAGCACTCATATATCCAATTTTGCGCGAGGCTCGCGCGATATGCTGCCTGCGCTCCATCGACCCCCTCCAATGTCCACTCCGGCAGAGATAGCGCAGTCATCCCCCCGATATGCGTATCTGATATAATTGCCGTTATCAATCCCATGATCAAATTATACTCTATGGCAATTGACGAACATACCCTGCAATCACAGATTATCGCTTGGCGCGACCTAAACGCCCGGCGCCACCCTGCTTTACGCTGGCTGCATTCGACGCCTAACGGCGCGGCGTTTTCGCGCAAAAAACTGCCAAATGGCAAATCGTACTCCCCGGAGGCCAGCCGCCAAAAAGCCGAGGGATTGACGCCCGGCATCTGCGACCTGTTCCTCCCCTGGGCAGGGCGCGGGTATCACGGATTTTACTTGGAACTCAAACGCCCCGGCCATTTGCGCGAGGTGCGTGATGGGCAGCGGGAGTTTATGGCATTTTGCGAGAAAGCCGGATACCTGGCGCAGGTGTATGACGATTTTGACGATATTGTTGCCGCGCTCGAATGGTATGTAGAGTTGTGATATAATTTGCTTGTCATTTCGTTTCCCCTCCCGTTTTTTTATTGTTTGCACACCGCCCCGGATAGACCGGGGCGGTGTGTTTGTGCTATAATAATATTGAAAATCATTTTCGACAAGGAGAATATTACCATGAATATTGAAAAAAGTCTTTTCGACGCCGCCGCCTGGGTTGTCGGCATCGCATTCCGCCGCGCCGTTGCCGACCCAGAAAAGCGGCGCGATGTTATTTTTCACGCCCGCGAGCTCATCAAGCGGATTGGAGCATTCATCGATGCGCTGGAATTGGTATAATCGGGGTGGTTACCATTCAAGCCGAACTCATGGCGGCTATTTCCGAGTTGACGGGGGTCGTACGTAAATTGCGCCAGGAAATGGCCGTCCATAACGCGGAGCAAAAGCCGATTGAAGAAATGGTTCGCAACCACGAATTGACGCTTTATGGCGATAAGCATGGGCAGGCGGGCATCGTTGCCGACGTGTAAACAATTGGCCGCGCAATGGATACAATCAGCCGGGCATTATGGGTGATTGTCACTCCGATTTTGGCGGGGATTGGTCTCGGAATTATATATCTAATTGTGCAGGTGCAGAAATGAGCGACGACATCCAGCGCGACGGAATTATTATCGGGGTGGTTCTTACTGCGATTGTTATTGTCGTGTCAATTGTCATTGGGCTGATTTTGGCGGCGATATGAAAAAAAATCCCAATTACGTCGCGCACTCCATCCCATGCCCGCGTTGCGGCGCGACCGTGCAAATCATAATGATAATGCGACCAATTGAGGACGTGTACGCGCGCTGCCGGGAGTGTGGAAGCATGATTTATCTGTTCGCGGACGCGGACGGCGAGATACACGTTTCCGGAAAGGGGATAGGGAAATGAGCAAAGAACCATTTATAGAGATATTGCCGATTAGCCAGGGAGCGACGCCAGATAGAAATAACATCAACAAGCACACCCAACGCGGCGGCGGCTTGCTAGAAAATAGTTTACGCAGGCGCGGAGCGTTTCGCAGCATTGCCAGCGCGGGTAAAGGCGTTGACGTTCCCGTCGTGTTGGCGGGGAATTTGACTCTCCAGAAAGCGGTAGAGGCCGGCTTTACGGATGTCGTCAACGTCCATGTCACCGGCGGACAAATCGTTAATGTCGTGCGAGATGACCTTGTACCAGGCAGCGCGGAGGCTATCGCGCTGGGATTGGAAGATAACGAAATTGGGAAGCAATCCTACAATCCTGACATTGATATTCTCGCGGCGGTCATGTCCGACCCATCCATGCAGACGTTGAGGAATGAGGACAAAATTCTGGCGGACATTGTGGACGGGATGGGGCAGAGGAAAATAGATTACGCGACGGAATGGCAGGGGATGCCGGAGTTTGAGCAAGATGATTTGTCGGCGATAAAAAGCATAAAAATAAATTTTGCGAGTTTAGACGATTACGAAAAATTTTGCAAATTGATAGGGCAAAATCTTACCGAAAAAACTCGTAGCACATGGTATCCCCCGAAAAAAAATGATGATTTGCTATCTATGGTGGCGCATGAATCCTGATTATCCAATCTATGTTATATCGAAGGGAAGATGGACGAGCTGCCTAACCGCAAAAGCATTGATGACAAGGAAAATCCCATTTCACATTGTCGTCGAGCCTCAGGAATACGACAATTATGCTTCGGTCATTGACCCGTCTTTTATTTTATCCTTGCCATTTAGCAATTTAGGGCAGGGTAGCATCCCTGCCAGAAACTGGGTTTGGGAACATGCGATAGGCATCGGGGTCAAGCGCCATTGGATACTCGATGACAATATACGGAATTTTTACTATCTCGACCAAAATATTAAATACAGGACTGACAGCGGCGCAACTTTTAAAGCGTGCGAGGATTTCGTAGAGCGATATGAAAATATAGCGTTGGCCGGAATGCAATATGAAAAATTTGCCCCGAGAACTAAAAAACTTAACCCGTTTTCCGTCAACACAAGAATTTATTCGTGCATTTTGATAAAAAACGATATCCCGTACAGATGGCGCGGAAAATACAACGAAGATACCGATTTATCAATTCGTGTTTTAAAAGATGGATGGTGTACGGTTTTGTTCATGGCTTTTTTGGCGGAAAAAGTTACGACTATGACGATGACGGGCGGAAATACGGAGAGCCTTTACAAATTGCAGAACGAGGACGGGAGATTGCTCATGGCGCAATCCCTACAACGGCAACATCCCGACATAGTAAAAATTGTCCACAAATGGAATCGCTGGCAGCACCAGGTGGATTACAGGTCATTCAAAAACACGCGGCTTGTAAAAAAAGATGGCGTAATCATCCCTAAGGGCACAAACGATTATGGCATGGTGCTAACGAAAAGGACAGCACAAAATGACCACCTCCCCCGATGATACTGCGATTTTGCAGCGAACTGAAGAAAAAATAGGCTATAAACACCCGCCTAAATCCGGGCAGATGCAGCGCGGTTTTGACCCGCGCCGCAACATCAAGGGTGTGCCGAGGGACACGATTTTGATGCGGAAACACATGCGGCAGATAGCGGCGGAATTGATAGGCAGCGGCGAAACGGAGATGACGCGCCTAGACGCCATGCTGCGCCAACTGTGGATATCGCGCAATCCGGCGCACAACAAGCTGGCGCTGCAGGTTCTCGACCCGAAAATTTTGACGGAGCAGGTGGACGTTACCAGCGGCGGCAATCCGCTGGCGAAAGACGAGGATATATACAATGGGATACTCCGCAAACTGGCTAGCATTGCAGCCGCCACAGGTGCGGGAGAAATTTCTTAAGGCGTTGACGCCAGAGGAACTGAGGCACATTGCGTATGACTGGAAATTTTGGGCGCGTGATAAGCAAATCCTTCCCAGCGTCCCGTTTTTCGTCTGGCTCATTTTGGCCGGGCGCGGGTTCGGGAAGACCCGCACGGGCGCGGAGACTGTGCGACGGTGGGTCAGGAGCTATCCGATTGTCAACATCGTCGGCGCGACGGCTGACGATGCCCGCGATATCATGGTCGAGGGCGAGAGCGGCATTATGAGCATCTGCCCGGACGCAGAGCGACCCGCATATATCGCCAGCAAGCGGCGGCTTGAGTGGCCGAACGGAGCGGTAAGTTTGATTTTTACAGCGGACGAGCCCGAGCGATTGCGCGGCAAGCAGGCCATGAAAATCTGGGCGGACGAACTAGGGGCATGGAGGTATCCCGAGGCGTGGACGCAGGCCATGCTTGGTCTACGACTCGGCGATAATCCGCAGGCGGTTGTCACGACGACCCCGCGCCCGACAAAGCTTATTATCGAGATGATAGCCGACGGCCGGAACATCGTTACGCGCGGAACGACCTACGAGAATAAAGTTAATCTTGCGGATGGATTTTTTGACTACGTCATTTCGCGCTACGAGGGAACGCGTCTGGGGCGGCAGGAATTAATGGCCGAAATACTGACCGACAACCCCGGCGCACTCTGGAAGCGAGACAATCTAGACGCCACCCGCGTTATCCGCGCCCCGGACATGGAGCGCATCATCGTTGGAGTTGACCCGACCGCCAGCGCGGGAGGCGACGAGGCCGGGATTGTCACATGCGGCAAGGCGGGCAGCGAATATTATGTCGTGTCCGACGACAGCACCGCCGGAATGCCCGAGATGTGGGCGGCGGCGGCGGTCACGGCCTACTGGCGCGCGGGCGCGGATGTGCTGGTCGCCGAGAAAAACAACGGCGGCGACATGGTGGCAAGCGTCATTCGCCAAGTTGACCCAGCCGTCAACGTCAAGCTGGTTTGGGCATCGCGCGGAAAATATATCCGCGCCGAGCCAGTCAGCACAATCGCCGCCAAAGGCCACATTCACCACGTCGGGGCGTTTCCAAAGCTCGAGGACGAACTCTGTTTGTGGCAGCCCGGCGAGGCAAGCCCGAACCGCCTGGACGCGATGGTCTGGGCGATGACGGAGTTGTCTGATGGCATCCAGCAAACATTTGATGTCGCGCCGAACCCGTTTTACTAGGAAAAAAACATGCCAAATTTAATTATTTACGATGCGAATAACTTGGACGCCTTGCGCGCTGATGGGCAAGACGAATATATCGCTCGCAAAATCCAAATTGAACGCGCATACGATTATTATGCCGGGGAAATGAAAAAATGGCTCGTAGACCCGAAAACAAAAAACGAGCTACCGGAAAACGTAACAATAAATCTCGCGCAAAAAATTATTGACCAGTCGGTGTCCATGCTAATGGGCGAAAGCCCAGAGATTGATGCTCATGACGACGCCGCGAATGCCGCATTAGAGGCGGTGATTGACCGCAGCCTCGACGATATTTTTTTCCATACTCTTGCAGCGTCCGGCGCAATTTCCGGGCACATGTTCGTCAAAATTGTTCCGTCCGCCAACGGCGTGCGCTGGGTGCTGATCGACCCATCTATTGTGCAGGCATTTTGGCTTCCAGACGATAGCCGACGCCCGATTGCGTATAAAATCCAATGGAATAGCGGAAAAACTGAGTATCGGCAGGATATTGCCCTGGTTGATGGCGCTTGGGTTGTACGCGATATGACGCGCCGCTCATACGATGGCGCGTGGGAGTTGACCGCCGAAACCGCATGGCCGTACCCATTTCCGCCCATCGTTGACGGGCAGAACCTCCCTGATTATCAGTCGTATTACGGACGCAGCGATTTGACCGGGTTAGAAATCAACGACGCGGTTAATTTTGTGGCGTCAAATGTTAATCTTATCCTTAAACACCACGCGCACCCCAAAACAATCGGAACGGGCGTCAAATCAGAGCAGGTTAAGGAAACCGCCGTCGCCGGTTTCTGGGCAATCGAGAACGACGCCGCGCGCGTGTTCAACTTAGAGATGCAAAGCGACTTATCAAGCAGCATGGCATATTTGCAGTTTTTACGAAATGAATTTTTCAGCCAACAACGCGCGGTAGACATCCAATCCGTAAAAGATAAAGTTGGCGCGTTGACAAACTTCGGGCTTCGCGTTTTGTTTAGCGACGCAATCCAAAAAAACAACACAAAAAAACTTTTGTATGGCTATATCATAAAAGAGTTGGCTTACCGAACGCTTTTACTTATGGGCTATTCAGTTAATGCTCAAGACATCGACGTGCGCTTCTCTGACCCGATGCCGGTAAACGACCTCGAAAACGCCAGCCGGATTAAGACGGAGCTTGAAAGCGGCATTATCAGCCGCGAGACCGCCGCAAAAGAGCTTGGCTACGAGTGGGCGGATGAAACACTACGAATGACGGCGGAAAAATCTAGCCAGGGCGCAAGCGTTGGGCAGGCGTTGCTCGACGCGATGCGGAAGATGGATGCTACCAACCCAGCGAGCGAGAATGCCTGAGAACATCTACGATGTCATCCGCGCCTTCAACCGCTCGCTTGATGCGCGCGAAAAAGAACAATGGGTGCTTCTCGCGCGCCGCTGGGCGAAAGGGCGCGAATCGCTTGCGCTGTACATCGATCGACTCGCGGACGTTATCGCCAAACGCCGCGCAGACGGCGATGCTATACTCCCCGAGGTTATTATGCAATTGAGTTCGTGGCGAGACCTCGAGCGTCAGTTAGCGGTAGAGGCGGCAGATTTTGAAAAGTTTGCGGCGGCGTCAATTCGCGCCGAGCAGATGGAATACTACGATATGGGGACAGCCTCCGCGCAGGCCGCGCTACGCTCCGTTCTCGGCGAGGGGTATTCGTTTGGACGCTTCGGCGTGCGCGGCGCGGTCAACATGGCCGGGATTACGGCGGACGGCAGCCCGCTTTTTGACGTGCTGCGCCGCCGAGCAATCGCCCCTGATATGGTCGGCGGGCTGGTAGACGCGCTCAATGAGTCGATATTGCTGGGGTACAATCCGCGCAAAATAGCCGAGGTTATGGCGGATAGTCTTACGGCCGGGCTTGACAAGGCGCTAGTGATTGCCCGCACGGAGCAATTGCGGGCATACCGCACGGCGACGATGACGCAATATCAGCAGAGCGGGGTAGTCGTCAGCTATCAGCGGCACGCTGCGCCAAGCGAGCGCACTTGTTTTGAGTGCATCGCGCTCGACGGGAAAACTTACAAAACAGACGTGGATTTTGCGACTCATCCGCAATGCCGCTGCTTTATGACCCCTATTCTGGCGGGTGACAATCCAGACGCCGCGCTCGGGCGCAAGTGGTTCGAGAATCAGTCGGAAAGCGCGCAGCGCGACATATTGGGCGGCGAACGCTATGACCTTTTTAAGTCCGGCGTGCCGTTGGAGAGCATGGTGAAAGTGAAAGATGACCCGACTTGGGGCAACACGCTTGTTCCAGTTCCACTTGCGGAGTTGGCAAAATGAGCAAAATAACAGCCGAAATTATATGCCGCGCGTTGTTGGCGATTGTCGCTGCTATCCGGCGCGAGTATGGACTGCCGGATTATCACAATGTCGTTGTAGAAATTCGTGATACAATAAAAGCGTAAGAAATAAAGACCCCGCTTTTACCAAGCCGCGTCTACCCTCATGAGATACAAGGGCTGGCGTGGTATTTTTTCAGGGAGTTATCCGCGATGGATGAAAACAGTTCGACGACCGGCGAGATGCCGGAACAACCAGCAGCCGAGACGGTTGCTGAACAAATCAGCGCAGAAGATGTAGCAAGTCTGCGCGCCGCGCTAAAGGCCGCAAACAAAGAGGCCGCCGAGCGGCGCAAGCGTCTTGATGTGCTGGAAAAAGTTGAGGCCGACCGCAAAACCGCCGAGATGACGGAAGTGGAGAAAGCAAAGGCCGAGACCGAGCAATACCGCCTACAGTTGTTTGCCGCTCAACGCGCCGCCATCGCCGCCCGGCACAATCTGCCGGAAACGCTGGCGAAACGGTTGCAGGGCGAAACAATAGAGGAACTGGAGGCGGACGCCGTAGAATTGGCGGCATCTGTCCCACAAAATCCGCAAGCCCCGCCAATCTCACCCACCGCGCCAGCCGCGACGCACACCCCAACCGTCAACGAAATTAAGTCGTGGACACACGACCAGATTAACGCGAATTGGGATACTGTGCAGCGCGTGTTGGCATCCCAAAAAGGATAAAAAATGGCTCTTTCAAATTTCATTCCAGCAGTTTGGAGCGCACGCGCTCTTGTAAATCTGAACAAAACTCTCGTATACGGCAACATCGTCAACCGCGATTTTGAGGGCGACATCCGCGAAAAAGGCGACACCGTCAAAATTAATAGCATCGGCGCAGTAACTGTCGGAAGCTACACAAAAGATGTAAACATCGGCGACCCGCAAACGCTGACCGACGCGCAAACTACCCTGCTCATTAATCAGGCCGATTACGTCAATTTCCAGATTGACGATGTAGACCGCGCCCAGCAAACGCCGAAAGTCATGGACATTGCCATGAGGGAAAGCGCTTACGGCATTGCCAATGCTGCCGACAGCTATATTGCCGGGTTGTATACCGGCGTTGCCGTTGGAAATACTATCGGCAATGATATTGCCCCGATTGTCCCAACCGCCACGACTGCCTACGAAAAACTCGTAGACCTTTCTACCTTGCTAGACGAAGCCAACGTCCCGAGTGAGGACCGCTGGGTGGTTCTTCCGCCCTGGTATTATGGGCTTCTGCTTAAAGACGACCGATTCGTCAAGGCAGGTACTTCCGCCGCCGACCAAGCCCTCCGTAATGGGCTAGTTGGCGAGGCCGCCGGCTTGATGGTCTATAAAAGCAACAATGTGCCCAATGTCGCCGCCGCGAAATACAAAATCATTGCCGGGCAAAGACGGGCTATCTCGTTTGCTGACCAAATCAGCAGCATCGAGGCGTACCGCCCCGAAAAACGTTTCGCCGACGCCGTGAAGGGACTTCACCTATACGGCGCAAAACTCGTGTACCCCTCGGCAATTGCCGTTCTGACCGCCAACAAGTCGTAAAAAGCAAATAAAGCGGGGGGCGGGAAGTCCGCCCCCCGCTTACGGAAGGCTTAATTATGATGTGGGTAAAAAACAAAATCACAGGATTGACATGGGAGGTGACCGCGCAACGCGCCGCTGAATTGATTGCCAGCGGCAGCTACGAAGCCGCCAGTGTCGAGGTGGGCGGCGGCGCACAGCCAGAAAAGAAGCGGGGACGGAAATGACAGCCCGCCCGTCAATGGCAGCTCTGATATCGAAATTGCGTATTCTGGCGAATGACACAACGAGCCAAATTTTTTCAGATGACCAGCTACAGGCCATTCTCGACCAGCGGGCTGTAATTTCCAAAAGCGAATCGCTGACGCCGCTGCCGAACATACTTCCCGGCGGAACAATTTCCTACACGGAGTTTGTCGCGGTGCATAATTATTTCGACGATGACGCGCAGCTCCGCGACATCCAATATAACCCACTGACGCCAGCCACCGCAGACTTTTCGCTTGGCTATTTTACCTTCTCGGCCTCGCAATCTCTCCCTGTCCTGATTTATGGCAGATACTACGACATCAACGGCGCGGCGGCGGATGCGTGGGACATCAAAGCGGCCAAATATGCCGATGGGTTTGATTTCTCGGCTGACGGCGCAAGCTTTAGCCGCTCGCAGCGCGTAGCGCAAGCCGAAAGGCAAGCACGGCTGTTTCGGGCAAACTCATTTTCGGCTTCGGCCATGACTATTATCAGGCGCACAGATGTTATCGAGTAGCGATATTACCGACATGCGCGAAACACAGACAGAGAGCCTGATGGATGTATGCCATTTTCAGACGCGGGCGGTGGAGAAAAACTCATTTGGAGAGACCATCGAATCATGGTCGGACGCGCCCGCCGATATTGCCTGCGGGCTGGATACGCGGCCGGGCAGAGAGACGCGCAAAAACAACATGACCGTCACCGTCTATGACGCGGTTTTGCGGCTCGCAATTGACAACGCGCCGAGCGAAACGCAGCGCATCAGTATCATCAAGCGGAACGGCGAGAACGTGCCGCCGCTTATTTACGAGATTGTCTCGCCTGTCCAGCGAGGCGCAACCGGCAATCGGATACTGCTTAGGCGAGTGACACTATGACCGCAAAAGCAAATGTCAAAATTAAATTCTCAAACGTCAAAAAAATTCTTGACGCTATGGCCGGGGATAACCTCGGGCGTGCGGTAGTGGCGGGCGGGCTGGTTTTCGAGGGAAAAGCTAAACTTCTAGCCCCGATTGACACCGGAAACCTTGCCAACAGCATCGAAACCGTTTTGTTTAGTTCGAATGCGACCAGCGCAGAGGCTCATGTCTGGACGGGCGTAGAATATGCGCCCGCGCAGGAGTTCGGCACGTCAAAAATAAGGCCGCACCCGTTTATGCGCCCAGCGTGGGATGCAAATATTGAGCGCATCAAAAGTGCAATAGCCAAGTGGGCGCAGTCGTCAATTTACGGAGCGGCAGATGACAACGGTTGACGAGGGCTTGTTTTCGTTTCTGCTCGTTGAGCTTGCCGCGTACGTCGGCGTAAACGTGTCTGCCATTGCGATTCAACAAGGCGCCGCCCTGCCAGCCGTGACAATTACGCGCATCGACACTCCGCGAGAATTGACGCACGACACAATGGGCGCAGGCGGCGACCTGACACACGCCCGCTTTCAAATTGACGTTTGGTCGGACACATACGCCGGCGCGAACAGCATTTGTACTGCTATCAGGGCGGCGCTGAACGGGAAGACCGGCCTACTGACCGCTGGCGTCTCAATCAATTCTGCGCTCGTCGTTGACGAGCGCCCATCATACGACCCAGATACAAAAGTCCACCGCATTTCATGCGATTATGTTATCTGGAATGTCGAATAGGAGAAAAAAATCATGGCAAAAATGGCTGCTTTTGGAACTTTGCTGAAGCGCGGGCTTGTGACCGTCGCTTACGTCCAATCAATCACCGGCCCAGGCTTATCGCTGGACACCGAGGATGTCACCACGCATGATTCGACGGGCGCGTGGGAGGAACACGTCGGAACAGTTTTGCGCTCCGGCGAAATTTCGCTCGACATCGAATTTGATCCGTCTAACGCGACGCAAAATAACACGGCCAGCGGGCTTTTGGCAGATATGTTTTCGCGCGTGGCGGCGGAGTACTCAATCACGTTCCCGGACGCCACCGTATGGTCATTTTCGGCATTCGTTACCGGCTTCGAGCCGTCCGCTCCGCATGACGGCGCGCTCACCGCGTCCGTCAAAATGAAACTCACCGGCCAGCCCACGTTGGGGGTGTAATATGGCGCTCACTGCAAATGATATTTTATCCGTTGATGACATTAAGCGCGAGTTAGTCTCCGTCCCGGAGTGGGGCGGCGATGTATGGGTGCGCGGAATGACCGGTGAAGAGCGCGACAAATTTGAGGCATCAGTCCTACAAATTCGTTCGAGCGGGCAAACGGTAAATATGCGAAACTTACGCGCCAAAATCGCTTCAATGACCATTTGCGACGAGGACGGCGTGCTGCTTTTCGATGGCAAAGCGGACGGCCTTGCTAAAAAATCAGCCGCCGCGCTCCAGCGCGTTTTCGTTGTTGCCCAAAGATTATCTCGCATTGGCGACAGCGCAATCCATGAGGCGACGGACGGTCTCAAAAAAAACCCTACCGGCGGTTCTGTTTCCGACTAGCCGCAAAACTCGGCATGACAGTTGCGGAGTTGCTGCGCCGCGTGTCAAGCGCCGAACTTACGGAATGGATGGCATTCTCTGCGCTTGAGTCATTCGGCGCAGACGCAGAGAATCTCGGCCACGCAATAACCGCCGCGACAGTTGCAAACGCCAATCGCGGAAAAGACAAGCCACCCTACAAAGTTGAGGACTTCATGCCGCATTTTGAAAAGCAGAACCAGACTCCGGATGAAATGCTACTGATTGCCCAGATTTACACCGCCGCGCTGGGTGGCGAGGACAGGCGAAAAAATGGGTGAGACTCTCGCCACTCTGCTCGTGTCAATCGGGGTGGACACAGACAAGCTCAAAAGCGGGCTAGGCGACGCCGAAAAGCAAGTCACATCTGCCTTTAGCGGTCTTTCCGGAGCTGGCGGAATTGTGGCCGGGGCTATCGGCGTCGCGGCCGTTGGTGGATTTGCCGCCCTGACCGCTGGAATTGGGCTGTCCATTTCCGAGGCGTCGGCGGCGCAAAAAATCATGGCGCAGACTGACGCGGTCATTAAATCCACCGGTGGCGCGGCGGGCATGACATCACAGGACGTAGGCGGCCTGGCATCAACCCTATCAAAGGTTATCCCGATTGAGGATGACGTAATTGCCCAGACAGAGAATATGCTGCTCACGTTTACAAATATCAAAAAAGAAAACGGGGTATTCGAGGATACAACACAGATGGCGTTGGACATGGCTTTCGCGATTGGAAAAGACCCGGTCGATAGCGCCGTGATGCTTGGAAAGGCGCTCAATGACCCAATTAAGGGAGTCGGGGCGTTGCGGATAGCTGGCGTCGCGCTAAACGAGGAGCAAGAGAAATTGATAAAAACCATGGTCGAGGGTGGCGATGTAGCCGGGGCGCAAGCTTTGATTTTGGGCGAGCTCCAGACCGAATTTGGCGGCTCTGCTGCTGCGGCGGGCGGAACATTTGAGGGGCAATTGACCATTGCCATGAACGCGCTAAAAGACGTGGCGGAAGAAATCGGCACCGGACTTCTCCCCGTATTGACTGAGCTGCTCCAGAAATACATCGTCCCTGCTATTCCGAAAATTGCCGAGTTCGCCCGCTCGTTTGCGGACATGGCTGCCAGATATATTCCTGTTGTCGTGGCGTGGATAGAAAATGCCGTGGCTGCTTTCAGAGGGATTGGCGAATGGCTAGGGAACAATCAGGGCGTCATCGTCGGAATTCTTGCTGCGCTCGGCGTGGCGCTGATTGCGTTTGGCGTTTCTGCTGCCACCGCGGCAGCAGCTGCTGCCACCGCGGCAGCAGCTGCTATCGCGCCTATGTTGCCGGCTATCGCTATAATGGCTGCGATTGGCGTAGCCGCATATGCGCTTTATCAAATCTGGACGAATAACATGGGCGGGATACAGGAAAAGGTAGGCGCAGCGTGGGCGGTTATTGTCGCCGCTTTCACGGTGGCTAAAGACGCAATTATCGCGGTTTGGAATACGTTCATGACCATTATCCAGCCGCTTGTAGCCGCGTTTCAGGCGGCAATGAGTGGCGATTGGTATGCGTTCGGCGAAAATCTTCGCCTGGCATGGGACGCGGCCTGGAAAGCAATCGGTGCAATTCTGACCGGCGCGTGGTCATTTATGCAAAATATAATGATCAGCATAATCACTAATATCGTTGATTTTTTCAAGCACCCATTCGGAGGCTCATGGGCGGAGCTGGGGATGAGCATTATTACGGGGATTGTAAATGGTATCAATGGCGGCGTTGGCGCGATTATCAACGCGGCCAAGAATGCCGCTTCCGCCGCGCTCGACGCGGCAAAAGGCTTTCTCGGCATTCATTCCCCGTCAAAAGTTTTCGAGATGCAAGTCGGGGCGCAGATGGGCGCGGGCATGGTCAATGGTTTTGAAAATTCGGTCAATGTTGGCGCGATAAACTCCGCCGTTGGCTCGGTTGTTCCCGCCGCTCAACAGGCCATCACCCCGCAAGCCAGCGGAAGCGGAAGCGTGACGAATATCACCATAAATAATCCGCGCGGAGAAACGGCTGAGGATAGCATCCGTCGGCAAATGCGCTCGCTCAATTTTCTGGGGGTAGCGGCATGACGGTTTTTTCCTATAACGGCATTGATTTATCAACTTTGGGCGCAATCACTGAGATTAGCGGATATCTTGATATGCCAGAGCGCAGGGGAGACAATGCCACAATTCCGGCGCGTGACGGGGCTATTTACGCGGATAAATATTACGCGGAACGTCAAATCTCCTTCGGAATCGCCCTCAACGCCAGCAACCTTGCCGGGTTAGAGGCGGCTCTTGACGCGGCGCGCGCGGTTTTTGGGGTTCGTGGTCAGCATCCGCTGATGATTGTCATGAGCAGCGGGGAGACGCGCACGGCGCAGGCATCGGTTGAGCGCCCGCTTCAGGTTGCTCGGTTTGGCCCGTCAATGGCGCGGCTGGTGGTTGAGTTTGCTCTTGCATATCCGTTTTTTGTTGGAGCAGTGACAAACAGCGCGGCGATAAGCGTATCGTCCTCTCCGGTTTCCGCAATCGTCGCAAACAGCGGCACAGCAGAACACAGAGAGCCGCGAATCGTCCTGACCGGCTCTCTCCAGAACGTATCAATCCAAAATTTAACCACCGGCGTAACACTGGGGTATAACGCGGTCATTGCCTCCGGAGAGACGATTACAATTGGCGCATCCGGTGGGCAGTTTACCGCCACGCTAACGCCGGGCGACATAAATGTCATTGGCAATATCACGCACTCCGGCAGCACGTCGCTTATGACGCTGGCGGTCGGCGCAAACAATATCACTGTGGCGTCAGCTGCAACTGGCGGAACTGTAATTTTCGAATATGAAAATAGGTATTTTTAATGGCAGACACAGACCCAATCGAATGTACATTATTAGATGCCGACCTTTTTACCGCGTTGGCAATTTTGCCCGCCGATGACACCCGGCTCATGCTGAGCATCAACGACCCTGGAAGCGGCGCGCTCCGCATTCCGGCGGAGTGCCAGGCTGCCGGGCAAATTGCCAGCGGACAGTTTATTCGCGTCAATTATCGCGGCGCGGCGCGGGGCGGGTTTTTCGTTGACAATATTTCATCGTCCCTTGAAGATGGCGGCGGGTGGACGCAAGTAAGCGGGCGCGGCGCGATGGCAATATTGAGCGAGGCGGTCATCTGGCCGTCCAACGCAAACAAGACATCGCGCTCGTGGACGAGCGTAACACGCGGGGCAATTTTATTGCAGCTTATCAGCGAGGCGCAGACGCGCGGCGCATTGCCAGGCCTTATCGTTGATTTCTCCGCAACCAACGATAGCGCCGGGGAGTTGTGGACTGACAGCGGGAATTATGAGTTGCCGGTCGGGAAAAGCGTTCTGGACATCGTGCGCGATTTCTCGAAATTTGGCGCGGAGTTTTCCGTATCGCTTTCCGGCAGCGGGGCATTTACATTTTCGGCGTATCAATTCCCGCAGGGGGCGGACAAATCCGAAACCGTCTATTTCCGCGTTGGCTCAAACTGCCAAAAACTTGACAATAAATCTGCAAGCGCGGAACTAAAAAACGCGGCCATTGTCAAATTTACAGGCGGCTACTCGGCCAGCGCAGACGCGGCCAGCATCGCCGCGCACCGCAGGCGAGAAACGCTATACCATGCTGACGAAGCGCGAAGCGGAGCGTTGGCGCGGCAATGGGCGGCGGTGCACCTAGACGAATACGAGCAGCCTCGCGGCGAGATGGCCGTATCCGTCTACGACGGCGCGCGCCCGTTTGCTTTTGCCGATTACGAAATTGGCGACACAATCCGCCTTGATGATATCGGCAATGAGGCTGATTATCGCATTCGCGGAATGACGCTGACCTGGGGCGCGGAGTATGCAAGCGTTGAGCTTGACCTTAATACGCAATTCGTAGAACACGAAATCCGCGTAGCGCAGGAGGTTGAACGGCTGCGCGAGTTGTACGCGACTGCCCACGACGCGAATCTGCTGGAGGCGTCATTTTGGGCTGATTTGGGCGGAGCGGATAATAAAATTAGCTGCATTGCCCAATACGGCGAAAAAATTGTTGCGGGTGGAACATTTGACGTTATCGGCGGCATATCGGCGCACAAAATCGCCATATACGACCCGATGACGCGCGCCTGGACTGCTCTTGGAAGCGGGCTTTCCGGGAGCTACGGCTTGTCCGTGCCGGAATGTACCGGGGTCGCCGTTGTCGGCAACAGCATTTATCCGGTAGGGGGCTTTGCTTTTGCTGGAGGCGTAGAGAGCCACGGATTTGCGCGCTGGGACGGCGCGACCTGGAGCGGCATAGCGGATTTTGAACATAGCTACAGCGCTTTGTACCAGACAATTTGCATCAATGCCAGCGGAACGGATTTATACATTGGCGGATATTTTGACAAAATAAATGGCTCACCGGTTAGCGCAAATATTGTAAAATATGACACTCTTACCGCTACTTTTAGCGATTTGACGACTGGCGCGAATCAAATGGTTCGGGCGATTTCGTCAATTGGAGCAGATATTTTTGTCGGCGGAGACTTTTTGACGGCCGGAGGAGTTTCATCTCCGCACACGGCAATCTGGAACGGGACAGCGTGGCAGGCCGCCAGCTTGGGTGGCTATTCGTGCTATGCTTTTGCGCCGGATGGCGCGAATATGTACGCTGCCACCGGCTCGATTATCTCCGGCTCACATAGCGGTTTTGTTTTTTTGTGGAACGGCGCGTCGTGGAAAAATCTAGGGACGCTATCAGGGACGGGCGAATCCGCATACGCGCTTGCCGTTGATGACGCGGGAATGCTGTATGTTTCCGGATGGTTCACGTCGGCCGGTGGAATTGACGCGCTGAATATAGCAATCTATGATGGCGCGTCATTTAGACCGATTGGAGATGGCGTCAACGGGCAGGTTTACGCGGTTGCGGCGTCAAACGGCGCGGTGTACATTGGCGGATTATTCACTTCGTCCGGCTCAGCGCCTATGGCGCACATAGCCGCGTACATGACGACATTTGGCGCTGTGGCGCAAGCGGGCAACGCCGGAGGTTCCACCGCAAGGTGGGGCGGGATTACTGGCACGCTATCCGAGCAGGCCGACCTACAATCTGCGCTGGATGCAAAATTGTCAGCCGTCGCGCATGACGCAACGCTCACTGGTAATGGCACAAGTGCCAGCCCGCTGGGGGCGCTATCGTCTGGCGGCGATACGCGACTCAAAGTCATCGCCACCACTGGGCTGATTGTCAAGGTTTTGGCCGGGACGTATGCGGGGATTAATAATTTCTACTCCATCCCGGATACAAACATAGATCTGACGGCGTACATGCCAACGGTCGGCAATGAGCGATGGATACTCGTACGCTTTAGCGCTGCTGGGGCAATCGGCATATCAAGCGGCTCGGAATTGGCAATCGGCACATCCACCATTGCCAACGCTCCAATCCCTATCGCATATCGTTCTCCACTTGCGCTGATTAAATTGGTGGATGGGATGACGACGATCACCGACGCCGAGATTTTGGACGCCAGGCAAATCAACAATTCCAGCACGACTGCAATACGAGATAGCCCAATAGCGGTAGCATCGTTTGTCGACAAAAACCAACTGCGATTTGACAGCGCGACCGGCTCGTGGGTAGCACAGGCGTTTGCCCATGATGCCACCCTGACGGGCGACGGCACGACCGCCAGCCCGCTAGCGGTGGCGTCATCTGGCGCAACTCTTCCGGCGTCCGGCGTTGCCGGGCAGGTGTTTTTGCACACCCCGACCGGGCGCAAAATCCTGATGACCTACTCCGGCACAGAGTGGACGCCGGTACAATCGTTGTCCGCCTGCACAATGTATGTTGATGGCGCGCTCGGCACGGATGACCCAAATTACGGCTACGGCACGGGCGCGGCCGCGTACAAAACCATTAATTACGCGCTCGCACAGGTCGCTCCATTTAATATTGCAAATGCGAACATCAACGTTGCATTAGGAACATATGCGGAGACGCTGGATGTGAGCGGGAAATATTTTTTAGGGATACACTCGCTCTATATTTATGGCGAGTCAACGACTCTCGACAGCGGCACGGCGACAAGCGGCACGACAGGGAGTGGAGCGACCTACGGCACGCTGACGGACACCAGCAAATCGTGGACAATAAACGCGTATAAAGGCGAGTTTGTGACCGTCAACAGCACGAAATATATTATCGAGAGCAACACCGCAACGATGCTCAGTCTGGTCGGGGTTGCGGCAATCGTCCCTTCGGGCGCGTACGCCATTGATACGCCGGGAACGTATGTCGACGCGGCAAACGTCTCCACGCCGCTGGTTACAATAAAAAAAATTAATTTTAATGGCAGCAATGCCATATCCGCAAGTGTCAAATTTTTAACCGCCACATTTCAAATTTGCAAATTTACCGGACTAGCCGCATCTGCGCGAATATTTTGCCAGAAAGCAAATCTGAATATCATCATATGCTCATTCGGCTCGTCGGCGACGAGCGGAAGCGCAAATATACGATTGTATCATGGCGGATCTATAACTAATATGTTGCGATCTTACATGCCGGGGTCGCTGACCATAACGGGGATAATCGCTAGCTATCAGTCCTCCGCGTATCTCGGCGGCGGAAACGTCATGGATGGGCTTGCAACAGGAATTTCAATAACTTCTGGATACGCATATCTCGGCGCTCCGACCACTGCCGGCTGGAACACCGTAAAAAATAGCACCACCGCGCTTACGGCTAAAAATGGCGGACAAATCAAAAATACAGCGTCATGCACTCTGGCCGGCAACGTGACCGACAAAAACGCGGAAGCGGCGTCCTACGGCTACATTGATTAAGGAGGCGCCAATGCGGGGACAAGCGGTGACGGGTGGAAGGTCAAAGAAGAAAAACAGGCGCTTACTCAGCGCCTGTTTTTCTACTCTGTGATTTGCCGCTTCCTGGGTCTCCCCTTGCTTTTCCGCCCGTTTTCAGCGGACTGAGCCGCCTTGCGCGGGCTTGTCATCCGCCCTAGAACGGAGGCGGCTTTTGAGCGTTCCAGCCTACGCTCTTCATCCAGCCTCTGCTCTACATCCTCAACGTCCCCCTCCCTGGCGAACCTGAACATTACTGCTTCGCGGAGTGCCACGAGTATTTCGCCTAAGTCGTTTTCGTCCTCCGCCTCGCGGAGGTTTTGGATGAGATGGCGCTGATAATCGTCATCTTCCTCTGTGCAATTGAGTGTATATCTCATTTTGTATCCTTTTTAATTTACGCGCCTTGAATGCGAATGCCCAGGTACGCCATGGTCTGGCCGTATGAATTAATTGGATAGATGGTTAGAACGGGGGCACCATCATCCAGCCAAAGATTGGCATCCCAAGAGCCAATTGTGAGCCAGTCATCGTCCGGCCAGATACCCTTAAGATCGTTGGCGACGTAAGCGTTGACGGGCAGGAGTATGTCATTGATTTCAGGGAAGTTGCTATCTCCATTTGCCATTTTTTCTCCTTAGATATTTAATTTACGCGCTCACGGCCAATGCGGCCGTGAGCGCGATTTGGTCTTTACTCGCCAATGGTATCGAGTAGATCGAGCCCATTTAAGTCAGCGCCCAATCTGAGTAAAATATCTTTCCATGTTTTGCCGCTCTCGAAGCTTGAAGCCTGTCCGTAGCGTATATCGTAGATTCCCTTGTGCCCGAATATAATGTCTGTCCGTAAATTTTCGTTATTTCTATCAAGCCAGTTTTGAACATTCTCGCGGGTGATTTTTACTGATTTATCGGTGTTGTTATTCATTTCATTTCTCCTGTTTGTTGTGGTGTGATTGTTCGCAATCACCTTATGCTTCTATTATATACCGAACGATAGGTTTGTCAATACTTTTACACCTATCATTTTTGCAAGGTTGCGCTTTCCCGTGCCGCGTCCAAATACCGCTTTCCAACGTCGCTCGACGACGACCCGACCGCCGCCGCCATAGCCCGCGCCGTTATCGCGTGGTTGTCCGCGTATGCCGCCCGCGCCTTCTCTAGCCGCTCCGTATTCATGCGGCTGTTCGGGATGTTCGGGGTGTCTGCCCGAACATCCCGAACAGTGTTCGGGATGTTCGCTTGTGCTGTTCGGGCGTTCGCGCGGGCAATGGCGGCGGCGTTGTTCGATGCGGCGATGCGCTCATTGATTCGCATCCGCTCAATTTCCATCGCACTGGATTGCTTCGCGCTCTGGTCAGCCCTTGCCGCCTCCGCGCGCTCCTCGACCCGACCCAAAAATGACCATGCCGCCTGACCGCCATAGGCGACAACCGGCAGCGCGCCGGTGGCAGCTAAAATGCCTCCGTGAGCCCCGATATTTGCCGCCGCTGATATGACCAAAATATATACAGCGGCCAGCGCCAGCCCAGTAATTGCCGCGCCCCACGACCTAGCCGACACCGCGCGAGAGATGACGGCAAACGCCAGCCCACCCGCCATCTCTACCGCAATGGCAAATGTCAGCGCGCCCAGGATTATCATCCATTCAGGCACGCCGCCGATGCTGGACATTGCCGCATAGACAGCCGCCCCAGTGACTGTTGCGACGGCTACGGGGGACATAATCGGGGCGACTATTGCATAGATTTTTTCTAAATTATTGTTCATTTCTTCTCCTCCCCCCCTCCCCCACCGCATCCGCGCCGTGTGTGTGCGCCTGTGTACCGGTTTCTATGCCGTTTTTGGGTATGCGCGGCGGTGGGGGAGGGGGGATATCGTGTTTATTTTGCCAGCAGCATGGCGACCAGCAGACCGCCTGTGGCAATCGTTAAAAACACCCATGCGGCTCGCCGAAGCATAAACCCAATAAATCCGGGTATTTCGTCAGGCGGTAGTGCGCCGCTTTTAATGTCTGTGATAATTTTCATTCCGTTTCATCTCCGCCGGATACAAGGCCTCCGGCAGGGCGCGTATGCGGAAAATTAACTATTAGGGTATAAATCCGCCACAGAAACAACGGAGGATAGTTCTGGCTTCGGTTCGGCGGGCGCAGACACAGCATCCTGCGCGATAATGAGCGGTTCTCCCACATCTTGCGGCGCGGCTAGCCGAAGCGTATCGCCGAAAACCTCCCGGAGGTCAAGCGGACGGATAAGCAATGGGGTGACGACGTAAATTTTTGTTTTCCCGCCGTGTTCGTTAGCTTTAAGCTCGTCGAGTGTTATTTGCAATGCTGTCCCCGGAGCGATTGAGCCCATCACGCGTACCAGTTGAGCACCCATATTCGACAAAAGTTTTTTGCCGTCGAAAAACAACATGACTTTTGTCCGGCGCATCTCGCCGGTCTTAATGTCAATCCTCTCCCAGTCAGGAGCGAATCCGACGAAAAAGCCTCTGAAACTTTCGCCGACTTTTTCCAACACTAATTGCGTTGGCGTAATCGCAACTCCAGGTTCTGCATTTTCCAGAAGACTTTCAAATTTGTTGTCCATTTTCTTTTCCTTTTCTTTTTTTAATCTTCGGAGTGTATTTTTCCCGTCGCCCGCCCACTCCATTAAGCGGGCGGCGGGCTGGTTCATGTTCCGGCGGCAGGGGCGGCCTGCTGTGGTTCTCCCCGCCGGATAGATAATCTAAAATCCGTATCGTCCTAGATGGACGATGTCTTCAGCATCCGCCTGCTCCTGCTCGGAGATAGCGGCCTCGCGCTCCATCCAAGCGCGTTGCAAATCGTCAATGGAGGAGCTCATGCAGATGATACAGCGCGGGTGAAAATTGTCCCGCGCGTGAGTGGCGAACATCGCTTTAATGCGTTGGTCATCAACCACGCAGTCGTATTGCGTGGCGTAGACAGCGCCTTCGGGCATCTCGATAAAAAAGTCATTAGACCCGTTAGGGTTTTTCAAGCTCATTCTGTGCGTCATTTTTTCTCCTTGTTCGTTATATTGATAATACTACGGACGCTGTAATATTATCAATATGACAAATGTAACCTTTTTTATGGTCTATCGCCGACGATAGCCACCAGCGCGTGGCACGCCTGGCACTGATATACGGTGGCCGCGTCGCCGTTAAAGTTCAGCCTGCGCGAGGTGGGGGCGAACACGCTGCGGGCGGCGCACTGCTCACAGTAGGTCACGGCGTTTTTGCCGTGCCATGCGCCTACGATGCTGGCGTGGATAATTGTCATTTTTTTCATCATCATCTCCTATTTATTGCGATATTTGTGTGTGATCGGGTCAACCCGGCTCATAATATCAGCGCGAGCCTTGCTCCAGCGGGCGGCGCGCGCCTCGGGAGCCAGGGACGGGTCGGGCTTGACCGTCTTTTTAATTTTGTAGGCCGGGGAATGGCTGGAAATATATCTCGCGTGCTGGAATGGCGGCACAAATTTTCCGCACCCGCAGGCGCACAGGAGCGGATGCGCGACACGATAGCAACGGTGACATAACCGCTCCGCTGGGTGGCTGGTGGGATTGCACGGGGAGCCGCAAACGTCGCAGGAGGCTATCATTCCTTCTCCCTGCTCTCCAGCCATTCGGCGCGGCGGCGGCAATTGTCTGCGTTAGATTCCGCACCAACCTCGGAGTACAGCGCGGCCAGGATGCGCCATGCGTCCGGGTCATCTTCCTGCTCCGATTTCATGGCATCTCGCAAATCGTTTAGATTTAAAAATACTTCGTTAGCGTTCATTTTACCTCCAAGCGTTTTGTTAGTGATA